TCCCGGTCACACCGGTACCGCCGACCGCCACCGGGTTGTCCGGCATCATCGTCGCCGGCAGCACGAACGGCCGACCCGACGTGTCCGAGGCTGCGAGCAGCTGATGCCAGCGCCGAGGCGACATCACGACCAGCGTCGCCGGGAGGAATCGCGACGTCGCGACATCGTTCATGGCGCCGACGATCTTGGAGATCAACGTCGTGATAGCCGTGGCCGTGTAGGTCTGCGCGCCGGTCCCCGACACCGTCAAGAAACCCTTATGCTGGCCGTTGGAGCCGCTGCCCGAGATGATCTGCAGGTCGAGGCGCGAGTTGTAAGCCTCGACCAAATCGCGGAACACGAGCGAGTCGGTGACCTGCCCACGCTCGACAGCCTGCCGGGAGATGTCCTGCTGACCGGTGATCGTCACAATCGGTACGGCAAAGTCGGTGGTGACCATGTCGGTTTCGGACACCGCACCGTTTTCCGTCTGCACGTTCGCCGAGGTCCCGGTGGTCACTCGCGTCACGTAGGCCGTCATGCCGTTGGCGGGCAGCGGGAACGACGGGATCACGTTGGCCAGCGGGCGCGACGCACGAGCAAGCTCGGCCGCCTGATCGAGCAAATACAACGGCGGGACGAGGCCGTTGAGGGTGGTCGAAGTGATGTCGCGCTGCTCGACACGCACCTCGGCCATGTGCCGCTCGATCCGCTCCTTGGCGCCGGCGTCGTAGCCGTTCCGGGCGTTCCAAGCGTCCGCGACGAACGACCGGTCACGGCTGTTCCCGACGTGGTAGGTCCGCTCCTCCGAACGGACATGCGCTCCGCCGACCATGACGGCGGGGCGGACAGCAGCAGCAGCAGCGGCTCGAGCCTCGGCGTCGGCGACATCGGCCAACTGGGCTTCGGCGGCCTTGAGGTCGGCGAGGAGCTTCTCGCCGTTGGCGCGCAGCTCGGCGATGCGGGCGAGCGCCTGGGTGTCATCGAGGCCACGGGCCTCCGGGTCGGCAGCGATCTCGGACAGCTCGGCCGAGATGGCGTCACGCTGGGCAACGAGGTCGGCGAGGCGTGCACGCACGCGGTCGGACAGGGTCGACATTAGTTAGCCCTCCTGGGGCACAAAGGGTTCGGTTACGGACCCCTCGGTGGCATCAGGTGGCGGACCGGTGGTGACCCCCGTCTACGGGGGTTCCGGGCGGTTCCGTCGGGCTTGCAGCCGGACGCGGGTTTGGTTCAGCGCAGCGTCAGAGCCGCTGCAGCAGCCTGGGCGGCGACAGCCACCCGGGCAGATCTCTCGGACACGGCCGAGGTCGTCGCCGATCGGGCCTCGGCCACAACGGCGCACATCCGTTCGATCGAGGCGACCGTCGCCGGGTTCGCACCGGCCCACACAATCGACGCCTCTACCAACTCAACCTCGGTGATCGACCGCTCACGAAACTGGCGATCCCATTCCTGAGCGCGGGCGAAGAACCCGATCGACATTTCGTCAACGGTGCCGGTTTCGATCTGTGCGGCAAGGTCAGCGATCCACGAAACCCGGGTGTCCAACCGTGCTTCGACGAGCAGACCGACAGCGTCTTCAACCATGGTGAGCGCACCCGACCGGGTGGTAGCCAACACCCGCGAGTGGTCATGGCCGGCGAGAAGCGCCCGATTGTCGTTGATCCCCAACGTCCTACGGAACGCACCCCGGGTGATCGTCTCATCCCACCCGTCGTCACCACCGACCCGATACGGGGTCCCGGTCACCGACGCATACCCCCGGAACATCAGCCCGCCGCCGTCGTCCCTGCGGATCTCAACGCCTTGCACGGTGCGTGCCTCACGCACCCGACCAAACACGCTCACACGCCCCTCCTCCGGGTCGGTTCCCGCCTCACGCTCGAACCAGCGGCGGGCAGGCATCGGGTCCAACGGGTCGATGCCCCACAACAGATGTGCGACCGCCCCCGGACCGGGCCAGCCCGGATCGTCCGGGTCGTTGTTCTTCGCCGCTTCGAGATCGACCGCATGGCGGGCACCCCACGCAGCGGCACGCACCGCTTTGTCGTGGCTCACCCGCCCGTCAGCCATCTCGCGTGCCTCACGGATCGTCTTCTCGGTGAGGCCGTCACCGCCGAACCCGTCGGCACGCAAATCCAAACCACGTTGTGCCGCAGTCCGGATGTAGTCGGGGACCGGCATCAGACCGGCGCCTGATATGGGCCGGTGAGCCCGGCGCCCGCTTCGTTCGCGATCCGTCGCGCCTCATCCGGGGACAGCATCACCCCGACCCCAAGGTAGATTTTTTGGATTAGTTCGGCGATCGAGCGGACGTCGACGTCACGGCCTTGCATCGGTGCCCGGTCATCCATATGCCGGCCCTCGTCAACCGACAACCACGGGCCGCCCACCGCCTGCGTGATCGCATCAAACTTGGTTTTCAAATCGGTGCGCACCAAGTCGTTCTCGTCAAACCGACAGCGGATCTGTTGCGGTGCAACAGCCCTCGACAACGCCCGTTCCAACTTCACCATCCAAAACCGGACAGCACGTTGCAACAGAAGAATCTGTTGCTGCTCAACGTTGCTGTAGGTCATAGAGTCGCCGGTTGATCCGCCCGCCAGCTCCGGCGGCGCCAGAAAGAACACCGCCAGGTCGGTTGCAGATTGTTTCAACGCGTCCGCCACCGCACTATCGGCCGGCGGGGTTTGGAACGGGGCGATCGTCGTCCCCTTCGGCACCACCAACGGTTCACGACTGCCGCGCATGATCGACATCAACCGCTGTTTGAACTCGGCCGCACCGGCCGCACCGGGATTCGCCTCGAGCGTCACCACCGACGTCGGATGCGCCCCCGACGCAAACCAGTCCGCCAAATACTGCCGGGCGGCGATCTGCACCTGCAGCGGTGCGGCACAACGCTCCGCAAGCGCGACACCGAACAGCGTGTCACGGGCCGGGATCCCCACCACCCGCCACACATCCGCCGCAGGCACCGGCTGGCCATCGAACCGGATCGTGACATCCCCCGAGGTTCGATCCCGCCGGACCGACACCACATCCGCCGGAACCAACTCAACCTGTGTCGGCGACAGCCGGGCGTCCCGAGCGACGATCCGCCCCCACGACACCCCATCCAACATCATCGCCTGCAGGCTCCGGTACACCCAGTCCTCGAATGGCATGTCGGCCGACGGGTCACGCCACAGGCGGGGCAACCGATCCATGTCGACGAGCTCACCGGATGCGTCCGTGCGGTAGCCGTTCAGATCGAGCGACGACACCGAACCGGCGATGGCATGCACGCACGCCGACACCGCCGGCACTTTCAACGCGACATCGGGGGTCACCGGCGCCCACGTCCAGCCGATGTCCCGAGCGGCGCGCAACGCCTGCCACGCCAACTGTGACTGGTCCATGCGCTGCTCGAGCGGGCGGCCCCGCAACGCCCGGTGGAGCGCCGTCACCGGTCGCCCACGATCCACCCGCCGACCGCAAGCCAGCCGCACGCAACGGCCGCCCATGCGACATCAGCCGCAGCAGCGGCAACGGATCCGAGGACACCGGCCGTGATCGCAATCATCGCCACACGCTCACGCACCAGCGTCACCCCCTTCCGGAGTCAATACGAGAACCATTCGGGTGCAACGACAGCCGGGGCGCCGACACCCCAATGCGCCAACGTCACCGCCACCAACGGAGCGATATCAACCGCCGACGACCGGCGAGACCAGCGCCACGCATCACCAACCGTTCGCCGGGTCGCACCATCCAACGCCACCGACAACGGCACCTGATCCAAATGACGGACCTGCCCGGCGGCCACAGCGTCGAACAGAGCGCCGCACGCCCTCGCACCGTCCGCCGGTGACACCGGCGCCACCGTCACCCCACGCGCCTCGAACTCGTGCAACAGACCGCCCGCCGGCCCGGCAGGGTCCACCAGCGGCGGCGGTGCACCCCACCGGGCGACAAGCTCCGCCAGCCGGCCCGCCACCCACAACACCCCCGGCCGATGATCCACAACCTCAACATGGGTCAGGCCATCGGCCCGCACGGACGCCACCGCAATCGCCGCCGAACCACGATCCGGAGACACATCGACTGCGAACACCTGCCGGTCCCCTGCCTGCGAACCACGGTCAACACAAGCCCGCCACGCCTCGAGCGGGATCACCGGGTCCTCACGCTGCGCAGTCCACCGGTTCGCGAACGCTCGCAACCACTCGGCGCGAGGCATCGTCGTTTTCTCGGCCCGCACCACCTCGATCGGGATCGTGTGACCGAGCGCAGGCATGATCATTGGCCACGTCGACTCGTCGTCAACGTCGACATCGTCACCGGCCGCCCACTCAAACATGGCAACCCCGGAATCGGTGTCACCGCACAACGACCGCCCGGTCTCGATCTTCGACCACAAGTAGGACGACGCCGGAGTACCGGCCGTCGACACCACCCAAAACTGAGCATGACGCCTCGTCGCCTGCGTCGGTTTCATCGCCTGCTCGACCACATCATCGACAAGCGCAAACGCTTCGTCGATCACGCACAGATCCAACGTTTGACCGTGCACCGCTGTCGGGGTCGGCGGAACAATCAACAGACGAGAACCGGTCCGCTCCACAATCAACTGCTCTTGACCGTTCGTCATTTTCGCCCGAATCAACGGAGCGAGCGGCGACCGTTGCACGGCAGGCAACAGATCCTGCTCGAACTTCTTGCGGGCATCCGAACCGGTCTGCGCGGTGTACGCCACCTTCTGGCCGCCACCCCAACCCAACAGCCGGTGAACCATCAACGCCGCTAACAGCGTCGATTTTCCGGACTGGCGAGGGACCGACAACGTCACCTGGCGGTAGGCGGGGATCCCATCCGGACGCAACTCAAGCGCCACATCCACCACATGCCGCTGCCACGGCATCAACGGTGTCCCCAACGCCTCCGCAACCTCGGCAACCGCCCCGCCAAGCGTCGCCCTATCAGGGCGGCGAGGAGTCCCGTGGAGGGGTCGACAAACGTCGGATGAGATCGTCGAGGGCATCAGGTGCCGCCACCTCCTCCGGCTGCAACTCCGACAACACCGCCCGCAACTCGCGCGCCACCGCAGCGGTCGCCAGACCGGCACCGTCGTCCAACGCCCTGGCCAGGGTCAACGCCAGCGCAACCCGAGCCGACTGCCCCTCCGGTTCCCACGCCGCCACATCGCGAGAGACCGCATCCTCGATCGGACCTCTAGCCGGTTTCCGAGGAGCCATCCCACCACCTGCTAACTGCTGTTAGCACACCACGACTCCCCCCCTCACGGACAGTGGGGGGGAAGGAAGGA